TCCATGAATACCACATCTGAGGTATCAGACATGCTAAAATCTGCTGTAATATTGTTGTAAGTTCTATTTCCACCACCAACTGCTGAACCATTAAATTTAAGCGTTCCATCATCATTGTATAGCTTATTGGTAGTATCTGCTGGTACGTGGTTTGTTAATTCTATACCACTAACAGTTATACCGCTGGCGTATAGATTTCTCCAAATAAGCGATGTGCTACCTAGATCCCTAGCTGCCGTAGTGAAAGGTCGTACATCAGTATTAAATTTAGTTGTTGTGCCTTGAATGTCAATTTTTTGACTATTGGCTAGACTAAGATTAAATGCATTAGCACTTATTTTTATCCTACTTGGTATGGTTCTAGCGGTGTTATACCAAGTTCCAATAACTAAAGAATTACTATTAATAGGTGTTGCATATTCTGACCCATCTTCATAGTCTAACCACACGCCAGTAACTTCTATGTTTGAAGAACCATCGTGATCGTGGAGTGGCGTACCATACTGTACTCTAAGGATATCAGTTCCACTAGTGCCAACTATATTAGTGTAAACACCGCTTGTGTCTACGTGAGAAAGAGTGTCGTCTAAACTGTTCTTCCACTCCTGTAAATTCGCGGTTTGAGATACAGCACCCTGAACAGTGACTCCAACATCGGTGGCATTAGCAGGTTGAATATCTAATTTGGAAACATTAGTGATATTATTATTTTGAGCATCTAAATTACCGCCAAGTTGGGGGGTAGTATCTTCTACTACGTTTGACAAACCCCCATTTGCAATCCCAGAAACGACAAGAATATCCGCTTCGTTTTGTACAGCCAGTCCAGATGCAAAATCAGCAACGCCAGATACGCCACCGACATCAGAGCTACCAGTTGTAAACTCACTCCAGTTTCCTGAATTATTTGGTAAAAATCCCGTATTACTGTCTCTAGATTCTCCCGCTAGTACAGAATATTTGTAGTATTTTCCAGTAGAAACATCTGCATGATAACCACTAGCAACGTAAGCAAGCATACCATCTTGAAGCATACCCGAAGGCACACCTACCAGCGTATCCGTACCGCTACCAGAGACGAGTCGCAGACCACCTCTTTGCTCTACGTCTAGTACAATAGGGTGTGTACCGTTGGTACTCCAAGTCCCCGGCCAAGCGTTTCTCGCTAATCCATCGTAGTTGGGCATCCTTTAAATCTCCTAAGATATCTTTACGTATGTGTTACCGGGATTAAGAGTAATGCCATATAGCTTATACTCTTCTGAATTATAACCCGCAGGTGGTGAGTCTGGCTCTAAGTCAACTGTTGCCTCTGTTGGGGTAGCACCGACCAACAATGATGGGCCACTACCAGTTTCAAACGACGTTGGTTGAGAAGCAGAAGATCTTACGCCAAACCACCAACACTTAGGAACCCCGTCAGGATTATTTATGTACTGATCAATAGTCTTTGCTTGATTTCCAAGCTCTGTCACTGTTGACGAATCAAAGTCATTTGTGTCAACAACATCTGCCCTAGACGGCACATTAGAAGTGCTTGCGGTAAATATATAGAAACTTGGATATGTAAATGAAGCTGAGATACTACTATCACTACTAACATCCTGAGAAGTGTATTCTGTCCCAGTGACAGTTGCAGGTCTAGTAAAATCTGTGGTCGCAGTAATTGTTCTACCGCTATTGTTGTCTTTATGAATTGCTGTGGTAAATGTTATCGTGCCATCGTCACTACTATTACTGAGCGAACCTTGGCTACTGGTAATAGTAGTAGAAGTATTTGACAAGTCAGATATATTATTAATTGTTAAGTTATAGCTTGTGGATGTGTATGTTTCTAGGAAGTTCTTGCCACTCAAATTTCCAAATGATATGGCGTTAGAAGCATTTGACCAATTGAAGGTAATTGTCGCTGTTTCTGATATTGTTGCTTGGTTCTTATCAAGGAAGCTAACGGTCGCACTAGCAGATCCACCAGTCAAATTATTTGTAGATGAATAAATCGGTGAGTCTCCGTCTGTGCTGAATGTTTGTGTCCAGTCAACGCCGCCACCCGGAGTCACAGATGGGCCGGATGTTGAATAAAGAGTGACATCAGATGTGACACTACCAGTGATTCCAGTTAGCGGAGATTTAACACCGCTCACGTAGTTAGTTGTGAAGTCCGTTGGATTGTCAACTGTAACCGTCCACTGAGTAACTGGTTGATCCCAGCTTCTTGATTGACCCGCAGCAGAAACGGACGGGCTGAACCTAGCGACCTCTAGCCTCAAGAAACCTCCGTTAAAGTCAGTGGCCCTAACCACTTGCTCTGTTCCATCAGCATCAATAAACGTTGTACCAATTCTAAATTCATCGTTACTTCCAGACTTTTCAAATACTATCCCAGAAGTCGATCCGGCAGAGCCTAGTAACCCTGAAACCGTTACAATATCAGCAGCATTAGTATCTGATCTAGTCTCAAAATACCCAGAGACAGATGAGATTTCTGTTTCGTTTTGAACTGCTAGGCCGGATGCAAAGTTAGCAATACTGTCGTCATCAGATGTTAAGAATGTAGAAGCGGCCCAACCACTAACAGAAGATATTTGAGAGTCAGCAGTATCAACCCTAGTCTCGAAGTAACCAGAAATAGCAGTATCGTCATACAGCAAACCAGATACGGTTGCTATATCTGTTTCGTTTTGAACCGCCAAGCCAGAAGCAAAGTTAGCAACTTCAGAGTCGCCAAGTAACCCAGAAACAGTAACAATATCTAATTCATTCTGGACAGCTAAACCAGAAGCAAAATTAGCTATGCTATCATCATCAGAAGTCAGGAATGTAGAAGAAGCCCAACCGCTAACAGCATTATCACCATTTGTAATAGTCTGAGCAGCCCAGCCACTAACGGCAGATGCGTCTGTGCCGGTAAATGCTGAACTCTGGAAAGTCCCGTCTTGGAAATGGACACCGCTTGTTAGAGTAATGGTTTCCATTCTACCACTACCATCTACATCTAATTCGTAGATAGGAGAACCATTTAGGATACCAAACTTACCACCACTGTCAACAACAGATAAAGGTGAACCGACTGAGTTTTCCCAGACTTGCAAATCTGCCGCATTAAGTGGGGCACCTTGAACTGTGAGTGCAGGATTGACCGTGGAGCGTTGATCTATTAACGCACCATCATCTGAACTAACAGTAAAAATAGTATGAGAATCATTTACTGCTGTTAAACCAACTGAGTCAGAAAGGATTAAATAGTTGTCTGTATTTGATAATAGTCCTACAAGCCCATCTCTACCAAATACGTATGCAAATGTTGGGGGGTCAGTTTCGCTACTTGGATTTGTTTTAAGGCCGAGCTTCCATTGTGGAGAGATGTTTGAGTCTACATGAAGCGAGAGAGTCTGCTTTGTGCCATCTTCTTTGTACGCATGAAAGAAATTACCTTCATCTCCGTTTGGTCTTACCAGTGTAAGAAAACCACTAGAAACTATACTATCTGCTATAATTTCATTTACAATAAGGTCTCCATTGTAATCAAAATTACCGCTTACTGCTAGGTTTCCACCAACGTTTAGATTGTTTGTGACGTTTGCACCACTAGCAAGAAGTGGGCCATAAAGCTGTGTAGTATTGTAAACATAAAGATCGTCAAATACACCACTGCTCGCATTAACACCGCTAACAATGACATCGCCAGAACCATCTTCCACAAAAGCCTTGCTTGCAGGCAAAGTGCAGAATACAACAGAGATACCCTCTAGCGTTATCTTTGCCCCACCAGCAGAACTGTCAAAAACAATATCTCTTGACAAAGAGTTAGAAATTGCGGTGTAGGTTCCCTGACCAACTTCCCACCTGTCATTGTTTTCGATGGTGTAATAGGTAGTGTTACCATCTCCAATTCCAGTACCAAATGTTTGATAAGCACCATACGAACCATTAAACACAACTGAACCGGTGCCAGTCGATGCCGATGTTTCTCTTACTCTATCTGATATTTTAAACATTGTTTACCCTAAATCTAAGTAACATACCCCAATATTATATACAATTTATGCGAATACACAGTAAGCCCTAGTTCTAACTGTCTTGTCACCATTCATGGTAAATGTATGACCCTTTGTAACCCCCTGTCCATTCACGTCATAGAATTCCTGAGTTAGACCACCACCGACACATCTATCACCTGCATATCTCACAATCTCAACTTGTGCATTTTCAGCAACCTCGATTGATTGGTTGAAGAAAACGAATTTGGTGGCACCGTTTACTAGAAGGATCACTCCGGTTGCTATTTGATTGAGTCCGGGCTGTTCAAGGCATGTCAAAGTGAATGTTGGTATATCCTGACTTGAAGATTTAGCACTTACTAAAAAATAATCTTGCGGCTGGATGGGGATAGTAATCGGGTTTTGTGCGGATTGACCTGAGTCTTCAAAACTGCCACCATTCTTAGATATAAACCAGTTTGTATAATTGATTTGACCGTTTGGATAATTAAAATCACTGATTAGAGATAGCTCTACTTCTTGAATAAGGTTAGCAGGAATAAATGTAGAAGTTGAAGGTGGTCGATCAAATCTCAAGTTTCTCACATCGACAGTGCTTGTGTCGGATTGTTTATACTTTACTTTAATTCCCAAGGCTTCTGAGGCGGTCGGGTTTGCCGGGGCCAGTTCTGAGGCAGTTATTAGACAATGAGCCTCTGGGTTAGATTCATACACACTCAACGCCCCAATGGGGTTTGGACTGCCATCGCGAAGGGAAGGATAAATCGGGATTTCCATGTCCTCTTCTACCCCAATAGCTGCAAAGGTCGGACCATACGAGGTTTGGGGGTATAGGGGTATGGTTATGAAGCTGCGTTCAATTTGTGCGGAAGAGGTATTTGTGGAGTCTGTAATTCCAGCATCGTTACCGAAGGCATTATAATTTCCAGATAACACTGGTGTGTAAAGGATGTTAGGGTTTCCTAGAGACTGCCTGTCTGCAAAAATATGAATATTTTTTAGATCGGTGTTCTTCTTCTGAAAGAAATCGTCACTTGGGCCTCTGGTGAGATAACCATCACCAATTTCACCTCCTGCACCGGCAACCCGTATATAGAAGGGTTTTTGAGACAGGTTGAAACGAAATTTTCCAACCGCGAAATTTTTATGAAGTCCCGGTCCCTTAAGAATACGAAGGACGGGAACATTGCTCTCCTCGGCAAAACTAACCAATATTTGGAAACCAGTATATGTTGTTGTAATCTGGCCTTTGGTGGCATCCCATCCCGGTACTGAAAAAAGTAACGTATTGTAAACGGCTGGATCTTGCTCATTGGGGAAACCCGTTGATTCAATCCAGCATATTGAAGATCCAATTTTTGCGTTGTTGCCGACTTCCTCAAGCTCCCCAGAAAAACGATTGTAGATGTCGTCTTTATTAATCTCTTTGAAAACAGTTCTCCACTGATCTCCGAAATGTTTGATAAATACTATACGTCCGGGATCGGGGGAATAATATCCGGGAGCAGACACTGCAATAATTGGCTTGGTCCCGTCTCCGTTATAGTTTTCATACGGTCGAATTTTTACACGAGCAGCAAAATTGCTCCGGTCGTTTCCGTAAGGCCAATCATTAGTAATTCCCATTGTAGAAGGTTTTGCTTCTCCCGATTCAGTATCTGCACCTTTGATGTAGAGAAACTTGGGGGTTTCTGAGGGTCGATACTCAAAAAGGCGTACACATTCCCCTAAAATAGAACCAATCGCAATCCACCTTGAGCCTTCTGTTCCTGTGCTATCTGACGCATCAAGAACATCTATAGAAGATCCAAAACCTTGGAATTGGAATAATTTATTAAGTTCTTCGCCAATGGTTGAAACGTCAATTACGTCATAAAGCTCATATTGACCGACTGGTTCTGACGCAGTATCGAAAATGTCGCCAAAATTGTCTAGGTTCCACTTATAAACCAAGACTTTAGAGGGCTCCCGAGCCGTGGATGGGCAACCAATGTAGAGATAGTTACCTCTCCTGTTTAACGCAAGGGAATAACCAAAACCATATGACGATCTGGTGTTGGGTGGATTATGATCGGGATCAGGATATATCTCTGCTAGGACTTTATGACTGCCGTAACTGGTCCAATAAACAACTACTTTTCTACTGTCGTCATTGGTACAGATTGAAACAGCATGTACTTTGCCCTCGGCAGATGAAGCCAAAGTCCAAATCTCACCCTCTGGAGTAACCGGAATGTCCGGTGCCCCAGAGTAAGTATCATTTGATACAAAGTTTCCGTCAGAGTTTACGGCCTCATCTAAAGATTGAAACTTATAAAATCCGTTAAAGTTTATATCTGACGAAGGTGGATCAATAGGATCATCAGTGCTACTAACTACCTCCCACTCAAACAATTGAAACGAGGAAGAGGTTGCAACAAACGAAGGGTCTGAATTTGATACCGCTTTAATTCTAAAAAGTCTGTTGTAAATTTTTCTGTTGCAGGACTCGTTAACTTGTTCCAAGGTGAAGTCGCCACACACGTTTGCGGAAGTGTTTCTGCGAACAGACTGTATAGACGGTGTGCGAGAGGGGTCATAAGAAGCGAAGGTGGCATCGTAAACATTGGTTTGGCTTGCACTATAAACAACCCATGAAGCGGTCTTATCTGTTGCTCCACCTTCAGGAAAGAAACCACCCCATAAAGCAGTACCATCTCTTGGTTGCAACTCGGCTGAACTAATTCTATTTACAGCAGTGGTTGGAGAAAATTGCCCATTCTGCGACTCGTAGGTTTCAAAATAATTGCGAGATGACGCATCGAAACCAGTTAGTGCGATGTGAATTCTAGTGGCAGGATTATCGTTTTCTCTAGACATGAACGATTCCGCTAAATATTGAAACGAGTCATCGTCTGATATAGAATCTATCAGCGTAAGAACATCGTTTGAATACCGAAATAGTAAAAGTCTATTCTTTTCATTATCTTCATCATAATCAGAAACCTGAATTACAGAATTTTCAGAATTATCTATTGTGACAAACCTACCGAATATATTATTTCTGTATCCGCCTTCAGTATCTCTGTATTGACCTATTAGGGTTATCGTATCTGGGGTGAGGCCGCCTTCTTTACGTTGTGATTTAAAAAGAAGCAAGTGGGCATATGAAGTGTTGGTTCGATGAGACCAGCACCCTACTGCTATTCTGTAGTAATATTTATCAAATTCAGAATCGTAAAAGGCGGGGGAAACAGAAATCGACCGAGGATTATTAGGTACGAAGACATTTGAAGTACCGAAGGTGGTTATTTCTCTTCTACTAGTATAATCACTGACACCAAGCTCGTTTGTTATAAAGCCAGCATCCGAAATGTCATACACGATGATTTTTCCTATATCCCCAACGACTAACTGTTTAGGATATCCTCCCTCTTCTTTACTAAAAGCTACACATCTACCAAAGCCAGCTTGTTCAGCATTGCTGGGTTGTGTCTCGAATATCGCACTCCCGCCACCCGCAAGGAGCGTTCGTTCAGGAAAAAACACAAAAGGGTGCTGACCCGCCAATGAATTTTGCACAGTAAATCCGATGGCAACCGCTCGAAATGTTCCGTCAGGATCTGGTTTTGCCGCAGCGTCTATAGAAACAAACGCTTCAAAGTCCCACGATGGTACACTTATTCCTTGCGACCCACCGTATATATCATATTCAACCCCCATACACGGTAATGGCGTACCGAAGATAGGACCAAAAGGCTCAAGACTGCCATCATCAAACAATCTAAACGATTTATGGACTGCGTATAGAATTTTATTCTTTCGGTAAGTACCGCCAACCCCGTCAGTTTTGTAGCGACCTATGACCATTACTACGTCAAGAAACCTAAACTCTTGCCCATTGTTAATTTGTGGGCTTGACATTGGTTCTGAAAGTGCATATTTTACGGTTGAATTTGTTTGTTCAGCTACAGCCTGTGGGTCGGCAGGTTCTGTGGCAATGTATGCGTTCCATTCGGCTTCTGTAAAAATTTGACCTTGAACCCTGTCTCCTACCAATTCATAAAGCTCTGAACTTGTGAAAAAGTAAGGGCACTCGTCTTCGGAGACAACGTTTAAAGACTGCTCTACGTTGCTAAAATCAGAACCTAAAGACTGTATAAGGAACCAATTCTGACCATTGTCGTCGGAAGCCTCTAAGGAATAGTTGACCACTTCGTGGTCTAGGCTTACACCTTGAGAGTTAGATATTCTTGCGGTGTATTCTACTGTTTGATCTTCGTCCTCTGTAGCTGCATCTACACACGGTCCACATTCGGGGCTTCCATTATCACAGTATTCTCTTATCAACCCATTACTAGGTTGTTGGACGAAAGATATGTTTGCAACTGTACATGGAGTACCAAGACCGCACAAACTTGTTATATCATTAGTATCCTCTGTAGGGCAACAATTTGCGGTAACGAATGGGCAAAATACATCTTCACTTCCATTGTATATCGAAGAGACAATTTCTCTTCCGGTTGCTAAAATGTCATCTCTGAGTTTTTTGATCGTTCCGAAATATTGAAACTCACTACCAACTTTTCTTTGACCTATATCTCTCTGATTCATACTGCCAGAGTCGTCAATGAAAATACTAACTTCAGATCCTGCATTAAACTTAGCAAGAACTCCAGCCCTACCATTGGCCTCATAATAGTTGACCATAGCAACGATTTTACCCCAAGGATCGTTACCGTTACCCTTGGCTGTATCACCATTACATCTTTCTATTTGGTTATTAAATGTTCCCGGAGCACTTGCTGGAGGACCATTACTACGCAAAAGAAAGAATGTATCTTTTTGAGAAAATTCAGGTGGAAAACTTAGACTTGCGATCCTGTTATCTACATTTAAAACAAACAGTAGCCTGTCTGGATACGCAGCGGCCCAAGCGTTTACCTTCTCGGTAATATTGATCTGACCACCTTGATTACCTGTATTCTCGTCAATAAACGCAATACATATAGCACTACCGCAATCACCGATTGGTGGATCTGGCGGAGGATCAACTATAGGTCCACAGCAGACATTACACTGGCTAGGTCTTCCCATTTTTTTCCTCTATTAATTAACAGCTAACCCATAAAGGTCTATACTCAGACCCTAGTTTACCTGCCACTACATATGTTCCATTGTTCATCGTCAAGTTTGCATCTCTGTTAGTGATATAAACCTGATCGCCCGTGTCTACTCCATTCTCGTAAATACTCATCAATCCAGATACAGGTGCTGCCAAACCAGCGGTAGCACTTAGATCGTTATCTGCAAGCAAGCCCTCTAAGAAGAAAGATGTTTGTGCAGAATCAAACTTACCGTCACAATCTATAGATGCAACAAGCTGATCGTCACAATACCAAGCCTGAATGTAGTCGTTGGCATTTTCATTATGGATGATACTGTCTCGTCTAACCTCAAGTGGAGATTCTGGACTTAATCTAGCATCACCAATAGCGATGTTTCTTCTATCCCATCGTCCAGCAATAGTATTCTGTATGTTAAGCCTACTACTAAGAGACTGATTATACATCAGCCTTTGATTGTTTAAAAGATTAGTGACAATCTCTATGTTACCGGTATTAGATTCATCAACAGATGTATCAGAGTTCCCGTATAGAGCAAACTTACCAATACCAATTGAGTTACTGGTTTGTGCGTATTGACCTGCATTTGGACCAATAAATATAGACTGCTCTGCTGAAGCAGCTTGATTGCCAGCATCTTCTCCAATAAAGATACTGTTTGTAATATCGTCTGCGTTATAACCGGCCTTACTACCAATGAAGATAACAGGTTTTGGAGAGGTGAGTGTTGGGTTTGAAACGGTGGCATTGTAACCAGCGTCAGCACCAATCATAATAGCGTTTTGCCAACCTTCAACTCCATCTGCTACATCGCAACCTATAAACACAGATCTTGTATTTTTTGCTTTATTGATTTTTGCTTCAGCGTCTGCATTGGCAATAACAATGTTGCAGTTTTCAGTTACGTTTGTTAGACCCTCAGTAATATAATCTGCTAGAGCATTTAAGCTCATCTTGCCAAGTTTTGAGGAACTAGTACCGTCTAGCTGTACTGGAACAAAAGTATTATCAATAGTGATATTATTACTTAGCGTACCAGCAAGTGGGACATTAGATAGATCGACTCTAAAGTAACTTTGCTCTGGTTCTAGATCTATCGCAATGCCAGTTGACGCATTGTAGGGCAAGAATCCAAGATATGACAAGCCTGACATAGCAGTACCATCTTGAAATCTAATAGCATTTTTTAATCTGAAGTCACCGTTTAACTCTGCGAATGGAACGGGAGTTGTAGGGTTACTATAGCTTGGGTTATTAGTAGAAGGAGCAAATCTATGATTGAGAATGAAGAAGTCTTGGTCATTAGTTGCATCACTATTCTCAAACTTAAACTTTAACGTAGTGGTTGGAGGATCTGAATCGTCAGAGTCACCATCTACAACTTTTATTACTGCATCATAAGTAGCAGAACTTGGCTCAAACTCATTTGTGAAAACATAACTAATATCATCCTGAGTGACCGAAAGTGTACCATTATTGATAACGAGTGACCTGTTTAAGCCGCCAGTCTTACCAGTAATAAGTGGAGAATCACCAAAACCAATTGCTAAATCTTCATCTTCTGGAGACTCTGAATTAAATAGTTCTCCACCGATAGCAATAACTCTTTGAATTGCAGTGTTGTCATCGCCAACGATAACGTCACGTCCAATCGCTACAGAGTTATCAATATTAGCAAAACCAGTTAGGCTTCTACATCCAACGGCGGTGTTGTTGTTAGCATCATTACCCAATCCACTTCCAGCATGATAACCAAGCAAGGTATTGCATGTTGCGGATACAGAACCAAGAGTATTTCCAGCACCATATCCGTAATAAGTATTTCTTAGTCTAGAAGAGCTAGACGTTCTGGAGTTTGGCGTATACCAACCGCCATATGTATTACCCTCTGTTGCATCACCCCAGATTAGACCGTCTACAGAATTATTTGGATCTAGATCTTGTGATCTAACAAGGTTGGTCTCTGTTCCACCGTCATCTTTAAAATAGATTGCCTGAGTTCTGCCGCCAACGGAGTATGGTTTGACATATAGTTTGCCAAAATCTGCGTGATCTGCTGGTGAGGAAGCCTGCTCATGAATAGAGATAGTTCCACTGTCTTGATGATTATCGCAAACATAAGCAATAGTGAGCGGTGCGTTAGCTTCAAAGTGTCTCTGTTCGTGAACTCTGGTTAGTCCAATACTGACATATCCACGCTCGGATAGAGAAATGTGAGAAAACTCCATCCCAACATCACCGCTTGGGCGAATAAGCGAGATGTCAGAAACAGTCTTGTCGGTCACTCCGGGGTTCACACATGGCTCGTAGTAACCGTATCCAGTTTCAGCATCAATATATGCATCGTCAAACTCTGGATCGTAACTAAAGTGTAGACCAGAAGATCGGGTATTGCTAACACCAAGAAGCTCTAAACAACTTCTATAATCTTTTGATGGACCACTAGTAAATCTAATATTTGAATCACCAGTTGACTGTACATTGAAAATAGTCTCTGGTATAACTGGAGGATCTGCTTCATCCCTCGTTGCATTTGTAATTCCGACAAGTCCAGACTGTGCAGCAGTACCACCATTCCTAAGAACGGTAACTGCTTCTCTAATCTCAGCTTGACCATTATCTATGTTTAGAGATAATCTATCTTTCATTTTTAATCCTGATCTAATTCATCGTAATAAACGATACTGAAACCACGAATAGTGCTTGCACTCTTAATTCTACTGGCAAACTGTTGAGTGACCTGAACTCCAGAGTCAACAGTTCCATACATCACTGAGTAATCATATCCAACTGGATTTCCATCACCACCAACGTGTGTGCCGGATCTAGAAATCATATTCACATCAACCAAGGTTGGATACTTATCGCTGTACTGAGGCTCTTGTGCAACTACGACCCTCTGACCAGATTCTGCATAAGGCTCAACCCAGACACCCATGCAACCACTATCAATGACTAATCCTACCTCTTCTCTACCAAGTACACGCTCTGTAATTAGTGCGGCACCACTGGTAACTTCTAGAGATATGTTTGATTCAAATCTACTTCTAGTATATGGATTATCATCTGGCAAGCAATTTAGAGAAACATCTGGATATCTATAGATGAATCTGTAATCTCTGCGGTAGGTTGCACCGCTAGAGTGGATCTCGAAACCCGCACCGTCTAAACTTGTGTCGTCTAAGAATCCACAAACAGCAGAGTTGTGGAATCCATCATCTTCTGGATCACAGAAACCACTCGTTGCAAGATGAAGAGTTTTGCAGTCGTAAAGACAGTAATTAATAGCATTGTAGGCAAAGTCATTTACTGTTAATTGACCACTAATAATTACGTCATTTAGGTATGCATCCCACTTTAGGTTTGGATGTCCAAGTGCGAATCTTTCATCTCTGCTTGGGACAAAATCTCCATAGGATGTCATCTTTGCGTCTTGTACGCCGTGGATATCACCAGACGGGTTGCCACCAACACCAACGTATTGACCGCTAAAATAGATATCATCGTTAATTGATGCCCAAGGTTTCTGACTATAGCCAAGAGCAAAGTCGCCACTAGTTGTAGGTGCTATACCTCCAGAAACTTGAAGCATACCGTATTGATGAAATTCTCCAACGCCAACACCTAGCTTGTGCTGACCAGCCTTTAGATCACCATAAAGAAGAGGTGCTCCACCAGAATATATTGGTTCGTCATTTTCATCACAAAGAAAGGACTCATCTATATCGTAAGAACCAATAGATAAGACATAACTTTCTTCAGGGCCAAGAAAGTATGAAGCACCATGACCAATAGCGATATTTAGACTACCCCTCTTATTGTTGTGTAAGGAGTAGCTACCAATACTTACGTTGCCGCTTCCGGTAACATTTGCTGCCTGTGATAGATATCCAACGGAAGAATTACCATTTCCGTATAGGTTACATGATTGAGCAAAAGTTCCAACCGCAGTATTTCCTGATCCGGTGTAGTTACCACCAAGTGAGAAATAACCTACTGCTGTATTATCTACGCTGCTTCTACCCGGAAGATCAATTTTGGATAAAGCAGTTTCACCAGCTATTGTTGTCCTTACGTCTGGCGTTCTAAAATTTGATGATTTTAATTCCAGCCCCTCTGTTAGATTTCCAACAGAATCAGCCAGATTAATCAAGCTATTTCTTACATCTAACGGAGAAATTTCTTGTGTAGAATTGTCTGGCAATACCGTATTGATGTACGATATGTATTCAGCCTTGGTAAGAATAGCCATTTTTTACCTATTTACTTAAAACTAATTTGTAAGGTAGAAATGTCAAACTTAACAGAATCCCCTTGGTAAATTACTCTTGGATTGTTTAATTGTGCGTGCATGAGAAGGTTTCCAGTTCCATATTCTCCAGAATCGACAATTGCGAGTCCAGAAACCCATCCCCAGTCTACTAAGGCGGTATCGAACAAGTAAACTTGGTTATTTTTAATTAGACCACTGCCTTCGTTATGGTCATCAATATTATATTGCCATTTAATGTTACCACTGTCTGCTGGCTTTCCAAGGCTATACCTTTTGTAGCCAGTTGCGGTGTTTCCACCACCTTCAAGTGCTTTTCCAGAGGGGAGTTCTGGGATTGTTGAACCTGTGTCACTATCTTGCGGGACACCACTACATAAAGCAATAGCGACGTTTTCAAACTTTGGAAAAGTTTCACCCCTAAAAACTTGGTGTAGCAGTCCAGATTCTAAATAGTCAGATAAAGCTGCCATTAATTATTCCTCTCGATTGGAATCCTTGGATGTGAATTGCTTGGTACAGAGTATTATACACAAAAAAAGAACCATTCCCATTAATAATGAGAATGGCTCTTTCGATATGTAGATAACCTTTATCTCTTAGAACGAGCCAAGGATAATGCGACGGTTATCAAGGACACCAAAGCCCAGTTCAGCCCATCCGTAGTAGCCAACTCGCTGTTGACGGTGGAGGCTTGGGTCTTCATAGACCTGAAGGGCTTGCTTCATTGGCATAACGAAGCTGTCATTAGCACCCTGATCAAGACCAACAACCAACTCAAGGTCGCTTGCTTCAAGAGCACCGCCAAGGCCGGTCGTGAAGAAGTCCTGATATTCCTGACCTTCGCCAAGCTCGTCGAGGTCATGGAGGTTCACACCGTAGATACGGGTGATTGGAGCACCACCTTCAGCGGCAGTGTAGATCTCGCGACGAGTTACTTCGTCAACCTGATCCAATCCCCAGTTTCGCACGTCTTCGAGTGCTTCTGGAGAAACGTACAGGTCAGTCAGACGACCGCGATTAGCAGAACCGGTGTTACCACCAGCATTACGACGCATAACGGTCTGCATCAGAGAAACCAGACGCTTGGAGAACAAGCCTGCGGTAGCGTCACCGTCGTAAACCAAGATGTTACGATCAACGCCAGCAGCCAAAAGGGTGTGCCATCCGTCATCGTTCATCTTCTTGACAAAGCCAGCTTCCATGACCTGTGCAGCACGACCAGCCACATCCCAGCGAGCCTCTTTAGCATAACGGAGCAAGTAGTCAATGCTCGAAGTAATGCTGTAGGTTGGGATCATGACGTAATCGCTTTCAACCGCACGCTCAGGGATGCGACCGTGACCGGGGTTGGTGTAAGCAACGTGCTCACCTTCGAGTCCCGGTGAAATGAGGTCGAGAGGATACTCAGTGGTAGCTCCCGGCTCAACATTGATAGTCTCGAAAATATTTCCGAGAATATTACCGACTAGAACACCTTTTCGCAAAGGAAGTTCCAATGCTTTAGCAAACTCACGCTGTGCAGCGTAAGCTACATTCTGATCGTTATCTCCAGTCTTTTTATAAAGACTGAGGAATTCATCGCTAGGTCTTTCTGTGAATGACATATTAATTATCTCCTTTAATTATGGCTTAGGCGAACGAGCCGGGAAGGTTGACATAAACTTTGGCGTAGCCATCAGCGTCCTTAGCGGACATAAATCGACCAATCGCCAACTCTCCAGAAGCCGCTGCAAAGTGGTCTGCACCACAAATGTTTCCAGCGGTATCGAATGATGCGTAAGCCACATCTCCGGGTCCGGGAGAACCATCAATTGAGTTGGTTACAACCCAACCACGAGTAAGGACGGTAACTTTACCACCTTGCTGAACTTCATCCTTATACTGATTAAGGTGAGTACGAGTAAGATCTTTGTTAACAACGTCGTTCAAAAGAATTCCAACTGGAACATCTGGCGAAGAACCGCCAACTGCCGATTGGAGTGAAACGGTGTTGTCACCTTGATCCATAGCAGCACCGGACGCACTGAGGACATCAAGACAAACAACTCCACCACGGGAAGCTGTACCAGCCGTATAGAAAAAGCTGATATCAGTAGATTCTTCGTATCTATCTGCTTTAAGAGCCATAGTTAAAATCTCCTATAAGAATTACTTGTTAAAGATATTATTTGCGAACCAGTCCGAGACACTTGCTCGTGACCTCTCAATCTCATCAGTTACTTCTGCGGACTCTACAAGAGTTGCTTCAGAGGTTTCTACATCTTCAAATGCATCCTCAGAGATTTCTGCTTCTTCTTCTGCCTTTGCTTCCTTTTCTTTCTTCTTTTTTTCAAGAGCTTCCTTGAGTGCTGGGGGCATACCAGCTTCTGCTTCATCTTCTTTTTTCTTTTTCTTTTTATCGCCGTGATCCATAGCTTCAGGCTTTTCTTCCTTATCATGCTTGCCAGCATACTTCTTCATGCCGACCTTCTTCTTCATCATGGCGACAATGTTTTCAAAAGCATCGTCATCGAGAGCATCGAACGAAGCAAGAGTTTCTTCAACTTCGTCTTCTTCCAATCCAGCTTCAGCAAGACTTGCTTTACGCTTCATGGACTTTTCTTTCTTCTTCATCTCGTCCATTTCCTTCATGGCTTCTGCCAATTCGGTCTGGGATGACTGAAGAGTATCTTCCAACTCAGCAACGCGAGCTTGAGTTGACTTGATTGTTTCGTTAAGCTGCTCAATTGTAGCTTTACTCTCGTCGGCGGCAGCTTCAAAAGCCTCTACCTTGGAAGCAAACTCTTTATCTTTTGCTTCTTCGATCTTAGCCTTGATAGCTTGATTCTCAGCCTTAGCTGCTTCAAGCTCTGCTTTCAACTCAGAAACTTGAGTTGTTAGAACATCAGACATGTTTAATTCTCCTATTGAAAGTTTAGAATTACTATCTACATTAATTTGTGCGGTACTATTACCACTTAAAATAACACTTCTTGGATTAGCAGGCTTGGAAACCAAACCCTTTCCAGAAAAGGAAATGTTAGCTAACGCCCTGCCCAGTTTGTAACCTTCGTATTCCCCGGCTCCACCATAGGCTCTAAGGTGTTTCGTCAAGAATGATGACTCTTCATCTCTGGCTAAAACTTTTGCCTCACCCTTCTCATTAATTAAGGCATAATCAAATCCAGAAAAAAGACACTCCATAGAAACATACCATTTACCCTCCTGAATCTCAGCAATAATCTTCCCCATTCTATCCCTGTTCTCTTCGCCAGTCCAGCTATTATACAGCACCGCTTGGGTGATAATATCGAACTCTTCTGGTTTAGAGGTATCGTCAGCTACGGCTTTTCCATCTTTGGTCAAAACGTAACTACCTGTGATATGCCCAATGATGTCATTTTCATTGTGCATAAAATTAAATTGCTTATCTTCAGGAGTATTCCTAGCAGCCCAAGTAGCCTCAGATGTAAACACATCATCATTCTTATTCCAGCCAGTAGAGACAAGAACAGATTCAATGTAATACAGGTCTATTTGGTCTTGATTCTCAGCAATCGCCTTTGCGATAACCTCTTCAGGTATATCTTTTTGTACAATTGCTTCAGAACAATAAGCGACACTGGCCGTACTCTTTACGAGATCGGCAATACCGTCATTGATTTCATTTTGGAATATTTTTATAGTCATTTAATTACCTCAGACAATTATACACAAAAAAACTTTTTTTTTGAAAAAAGTCTAAAATTAAGACAACGTGAACTCCACGTACTTACTTACTACTAGTTTTTTGTAGTGATCTACGGTTTCGCTTTCTTCCTTCAAAACTGCAAAAACCTTGGGAATTGATACCTTTTTAGATAGTGCTTTATGAATATTCTCATTTGAAAGTTCGCACATTACAGGTAGATTTAAGAAGGCGGATAACTTGATATGTTCAACCTCAGTGATTTGGGCTTTGGTCAACTGTCTCATATTTGACTTACCCTGCATTTCAAGATAACCTTTGGTGATCACATCCATCGACTCAAAGGCGGATGTAGCCCAAACAATTAGGTCTGCAACTCCCGGAGTAGATTTTGGTGTATCAACTCTTTTCTTTCTGGGTTCTTCATCCATCTTATTTTGTGGCCTTCCAGCTTCTTGAGTTGGTTTTTGAGATTGTTTCTTCTCAGCAAGTTTCTCCTGCTGTTTCGCTTGTTTGTCCATCTTTTCCATCTCAAACCGCTTGTTAGCATTATGAAAAGGACTTGCTTTTGGAGGTAGTTTTTCTCCGTCTCTAGCTTTGTCTTCTCTTTGCAGTCTAACCTTTTCGACCACTGGAACTTCCTTGAATCTTTCAAGTACGGTTTCGTGAGAGATGATATCACGATCTGCGAGTTGGATAAGAAGATTTTTCTCAGAAGCCTCATCTGATAGACTCATTTGATCATAAACTATATGTCCGGGCTTCCTGAAGCCCATAGACTTTCTTACAAATTCTAGTTCTTTCTCCCAGAATTTTGTGAGTTGGTCTCTACCGTATTGCAGTCTCTCAACAAGAGTTTTTAATGAGATAAAGTTATTAGTGAATCCGCCACCATTGTTCGCCATACCCGTCAACGTAGGGGGTACACCAAGACCAGCATAGATACTGTTGAGTACAGATTGATATTTTTCAGAGCCTAAAAATTTATAGACTTGTGAGTTACTCTCTGTAAACTTAAGTTCTGGACCCCAAACAAGCTCCATAGTACCGCCACCAGTATTACTGGCTAAGATATTACGCAGTTTATTGATACCCTCTCTAGTTGGCAAAATCTTATTGTCAAAATCGCCAAGTGTCCATAGGCGAATATTTGAGATTGCACCATCCAAAGCAGCAAGATCAGCGAGCTTCATCTTCTCAAGCATAATGATATCATCAAGAATAGCATAGACAAGAGGGTGTGCCCACTGCTGCCAATCGTCTTTTTTGTAGTAGTGAACGCAAAGACGGTCTGGATCTAGATCAATCTTTCTTTGTTCATTCTTAATTGCTTGCTTAACACCGGGAGGTAAGGTCTCAAGAACCTTAGTTGGAATAGTTCCATCCTTGAGGTTGTCAAAGAAGGTATCGGCATTTAGGGCATAATTCTTTTTACCTAAGAACAAGCTAACCTGACCATCTTTCATGTCGATAGTGAGCGGATTGAAGAAGTTGTAACGCCAAGGAATCTGCTTTGCTTCGATCTCAGGTCGCTGTAGAATAATGTCACTGGCTAAAGATTTGATGTATTTTTCAATGTCTGGAGTAATATCAGCGTAGCTTTTGTAGATAAATACATTACCAGTTCTGTATAGATTATTGAGAAATCTCTCAGATCTCTCTTTACCATCAATCTTCTTGAACCACTGCTGTAGGAACTTTTCTACGCTTTTGTTTTCATGAACAATATTAATACCTTGACACCCAAAATCGCCCATAAGGTCGATAACATTACGAACAATGCCAACCTTGTCATAGGCATCCATGCACATTTTGACAATTCGCTTAGACCGTCTAGGGACTTGCTCCTCTGGTCTAAAAGCGTAATAGTCGTTGCTTCCGAAGTGAGGCTTTACGGAGCGGTTGGGTTCGATGTCTAGAAAATCTCTATGGTAGGCTCTAGCTACACCATCATAGGAATCTTGTGTTTCTTTAAAATTTTCAAAGGCTTTTGCTCTGCCTTTGTTATCACCTTCGTCCCAAGTAAACGACTCGCTTGACATTAATATCTCCGACACATTCCGATTGGTAATTTGATTAAATAGGATTCATTCTGAACGAAGTATTATACACAAAATATCAATAAACATCCTTCATATTGTCTGTAAACCAAGATGGACCCTGAAAGTCAGCGTTGTCTTTAGCTTTGCTTCTGTCTGTTCCGCCATCACCCATTGTGGCAAATCCACCATATATAGCGTATGTCATTGGGGTTGGAGTCCTAGATAACGTTCTTGCCGCCATGTTAGCCATCAAGAGAGATGAGTACCTATCCTTTCTCAATTTTCCTTTCTTTCCTGTACCCACTACTGTCTCTGGAGTGTCCCACTTATCTCTACCTGTAGCGGTTTGAGTAATTTGGATCATAGCTAGTTCGTCTTTCATATCCTCGATTTCCATCACGCACTGCTCTAGCGTGTCATAATTACGACCCTTTAGACCATCTTCAGCATTTGCGATACCAAGACTGATAGAGTCAAACATTGGAAAGAGTAAAACTTTATCCTCGAAGTCTTTTCTCATTCCATGATTAGCCTCTGCAAGCCAGTCATACTTAGAAAACTGACACATTTCTAGAATATGTAGACCACGTTCATCGTCTGTGTCTTTAGGTTTATCTTCGTCAATAATAGGCCAGATTGCAGCTTCGCCCTCTTTGATCTTATCTTTGTCGTGTAAAGACTCCATCACAGCGATACCGCCACCACCAGCATCCATAGCGATATGAATACAGGGGAATCTCACCATTAAGTCTCTGATCTTTCTAGCACAGTATGCGTAGAAATCTGTCTCAGCAGAAAATCCACTTTTGACTTTGCCTTTGTGCTCTTCTCTGTTTGTAGTCCAGCAGTGTACTATCTTTCTATGGTCAGGATTTACTTCTAATACGACAATACTAAAATTGTCAACCTCGGACGCAGGGTCAACACCAAAGATGTACTTCTTATTCTTATCTCCAATTAGCTGTGCTTGGAATGTCAAGTCTCTGCCCTGAGAGTCCTTTACTGGCTCCTTATCGTTAGTAACACATGTCTCAATCAAGGATCGCTTGAAGAAGCCCTGAGAATCGCGTGTAAAGCACGCTCCGAACTCCATCTGATAGATACCAGCATGAACTGTTGCCTTCGATCTGGCGACCTGTGAGGCATCCATAAAGCCTTCTGGCAAAAGCTCGTAAGGAACACGAATAATAGAGTAATCTTTCCAGTTAAAGTCGTCTGGTGGATCTTCGCCAAAGATGTCCCTTAATCTATTCTTCTTTCCTTGGCTTTTAATAATTGACCTCCACTTTTTCCAATACTCAGCAAAATGATTAAAGTCATAGTAAGCCGTACCAGACAAAATGATCTGGTTGTCTTTCTTTTCGATTACAGCTTCACTTTCTTCCTCCATTTCAATACCTAACTCTGCCGCCTTCTTAGCTGCTGCTATCTTTTTAACGTTTTCAATAGGGTCTGAACTGACCGCTGCAAAACCTGCAACAACAGTCTCGAATATGTCTCTCGGTATACTAGCAAATTCGTCACTAATAATATCGTTAGCACGCTGGCCTCTAATTTTTTGTCCGTCCCCCAGAGGCAAGCAAGTGACGCGAGACTTATTAATACGCATAACGCAACGGTCAACGTCACGTCTCGGACCACTGTTAGCATCGCACATACTCCTTAATACGGGTGCATTATTCCAAATTGTCTCCATATATTCAAACAGAACCTTAGATTGTCGGAAAGCAGCACCAACAACTACAACCTTTCGATCTGGTAATATCAATGCTCTAAGCATGGAATATAACGATAAGATAAACGACTTACCAAAACCACGACTAGCGATTAGCATGGGAAACTTTCTATTCCACATCTCACATAGGAATAGAGCTTGTGATGGCAAGATATTGATGTTAAATATATGTTTACACAAAAACGAGAAATACTCTGGCCTAGTCATAAGCCAAAGTAATCTATAGTGAAAGTCGTCTTGATTGAGATTGACTATATCAAACGGATTGATGATATTCTTGGTGTCAACACCGTCTAGATTTAGCCAAGCATCGTCTATGTTTTTCAGTTTACTCATTTTAAGCTATCTATGTGTGGGTACTTTCTAGTCTCTAATACTACGTCTGCAAACCCATAATACACAGCTTCGTTAGCGTCCAAGTACCAGTCACCATCTTTAAGTTTTCTCTTTAGGTAATTACGCACTTTCTCTTCTGTAAGATCAGTGTAGTGATCTTTGAAATACTTACCCTTGACACATCCATCTGTATAAATGTCAATCATAATCTCAGTATTTCTCTTGTCAACCTTTGCATAGTTGTGGGCACTCAGATGATCGCCACCACAGTCTACAGATCCATAATGAGACATAAAGTGTGCATTTGGTGTCATAACCCTTGTATCAGCAGCTTGTAGAATAATACTACTCATAGAAGAAGCCTGACCGTATGCAACAATCGTAACATATGATTGGCAAAGTGATATAGCGTCAAAGATAGCCATTCCAGCGTCCCACTCTCCTCCGACACTAAACATGTGGACTATAATAGGGTCTTTGCTTACGTTATCTAAAATTCTAATGTTTTTATAGAATTGTGATGCCATCCTGTATTCTACACCGGGATCTTCGTCGGTGTTACCAATATATCCGTGTAAGTATAACTCTCTATTTTTAACGTCTAGGCCATAAGCCTGAACGTCTGAAATGGTATCGACACTTAACGTCATTTTATTATTCTCCAACTGAGCAGCGTTCATTGACTCTCTTGAATATACTATTGATTAGGAATTTAGCGTTTCTCTTGTTATCGCAGAAATATACTGGGATATTATAGTTCATTTGTATCTCAACGAGCATCTTTAATAGATACTTCCCAGTAATCTTAACCTTGGACATGTTGCCCTCTGGAATATCTGCACCTTCTGGAAATTTAATAACATCATCTAAGGAAAATTCTAAAATCAAAAAGGGAAACTCAAACTCCTGCATCCTTTCAATCTCTCTCATGAATCTTGCTTTATCTTTTCCAAGATTAATTGCAAGTTCAGAGACTCTTCCTTTTCTCTCAATACAAAGCCTATCTTCTAAACCTTCTAGCGAGTAATCTCCAGTATCTAACTTTTTTACGACCATGCCTTTACAAGAAGTGTATCTTCCAGTAAAACTCTCAAAAGTATAACCATCTTGTTCTCGCGTATCTTTAATAACTTTGTACGCTGGTGCTTTACCCGCCATTTTTTCTCACTATCTCCATGAATAAAGATTCGTATAAATGCTCTTGACCACTTATTGATTCGTGGCACTTTCGGCATAGAGTTATGCCATTCTTTACATCGTATCTCAACATGGAGGCACTTGACCACTTTCTAATATGGTGAGCCTGCAATCTTTTCTTGCAATTGCACTTTGGCATTTGACAAGTATACTTATCTCGCTTTTTAACTTTCGCTATCCAAGTTCTGTAGACAGGATCGTTATAATTTCGTTTCATCTTTACAGTAGACCTTAGTTATCCTTATGTCGTACTCTACTTCTTTCATTAACTTTACTGTTTCCGAGGAAGCGTCTTGACTAAGTACAATATCTGCAAATTTACAATAGCCTAAATAACAAGCCTCGTCTGGATCTTTTGCATCTACGAATATTATGGGGTTCTCACTATTGAATTCTCTTAGTCTAAACTTTTTAAGTCTGGTATGGACTAAAGATAGATCGAACTTCAAAACATAGATTTTCATGATATATCATGTTCTACCATCTTCTTGACCAAATCTTCAAAGCTGTGTTTAGGAGTCCATCCCAATACATTGTTTGCCTTGCTGCAATCGCCCCGTAAGTAATCCACCTCTGCTGGTCTATAGAATTCAGGGTCTTGAACTACTAAATCAGACCAATCGTCAACTCCAGTGTATGAGAAAGCTACATCTAGGAACTCGCGAATAGTATGAGTTTCGCCGGTGCAGATAACATAATCCTGTGGACTATCCTGCTGTAGCATCATCCACATCGCTTCCACATAATCTCCAGCATACCCCCAATCTCTAAATGCTTCCAAGTTGCCTAGACGTAGCTGCGGAAAGTTAGGATCGCGACCGCTCTTAACCCAGTCCCCGATCCACTTCGTAATTTTTCTCGTTACGAAGGTTTCGCCTCTTCGTTCACCTTCATGATTAAATAGAATACCGGCACTAGCGTGTAAATCGTATGCTTCTCTTACCAATCTAGTCAGTTCGTGTGCTGCAACTTTTGCAATTGCATACGGACTCTGAGGCATAAACTTAGTTTCTTCATTTTGATACTTATTGCCTTCGCGATCTCTATCGTAGTGCTTTCCATACATTTCGCTAGAACTAGCCTGATAGAACCTAGCATCAATTTCTAGATCTACCATAGACTGTAAGATATTTAAACAGCCCTTGCCTGTTATGTCCCATGTGAGTGCTGGTTGCTTGAACGACACTGCTACATGTGACTGTGCGGCTAAATTATAGATTTCATCTACATCTTCATGTTTTTTAAGTATATTTATAACAGAATAAGCATCAGTAATGTCACCTTGAATCAACTCGAACCTTTCGTTCCCAAGGATGTGTTTGATTCTTTGTGTGTTGTCAGTGCTGGCTCTTCTAGAGATTCCCACTACGTGGTAATCCTTTGAGAGTAACAGGTCGGCTAGATGGCTTCCATCTTGGCCGGTAATTCCGAAAATAATAGCTTTTTTCATTATAGTCCTAGTCCTCAACGGTATCTGGTGTTAGAAAAGGTTGATCTACCTGTCCATCGGTGTATTCATGGAATTTAGCTAGTCGTTCCTGCTCTTGCTTCATAGCTAAACGCATTTTCTCCATTTCTGCACCGTACTGTTTGGTTATCTCAGGATTAGCGACAAGATGTGCCATCCAAGCAGTAAAGTTTTTCTTAGAGTCTTCGATTCTTTGCACTCTTTGCTCACGAGTTGCCTTCATCTCCTTGAGCATACTGTTCTTTTTTGTTTGTAGTTCACGGTAGTCCTTGTTCAGAGACTCCTGTGAGGCTTTCAGAGACGCTACCTGACGCTCCATATTAAAAAGTTGGTCTGTATCTATCTGGTCGGGGTCGCGTTGCCTCTCAGCCGTAATCAGAGCGTCTAGAGCGGATATCTGCTCAAGGTTATCTTTATTACCTTTCAATGCTCTGTTCATAAGTAATTCTAGCTTGATAAGGTCAACAACTTGCAGTTCTTCGGTTGGAATAACGTCATCTTTGAACTGAGATATAATTCTGGTCCAATGATACTCAAAAAGTTTGAGTTCTTCGTTGGTAAACTGCTGCTCTAGCTCTTTCCAGTATGGTCTATAGGTAAGATCGTACTTTGCCCTCTCTTCATCAGCCCTTGAACGCATCCAAGAAGGTTCTTCTATGTCACCTTTGGCAATCTTCTTCTTGATAAACTTAGTCAGAGACTTAGGGTCGCGGTCTAACTCTGAGGATAAATGGTCTAAACCAAAAGAAATATTGTCCTTGATGAACTGTTCTTCCTCTCTTGAGATCCTACCCTTCTTCATGGTATCCATACTCCTCTAGGATAGTCTTGATTACAGCGACAATTTCTTCCCTTCGATGTTTGGAGATGTAAATTTCATTCTTCATCTTCAAATAATCCATACGAAGATTGGCTGGAAGGTGCTTGTCGATGATATCTGACATGTCATTTAGTTGAATTTGGTCATACGAGGTGGCGAATTTCTCTTGACCGTCGATAATGTTGTCCTCGAAGTCAAGTTGTGCTGGTTGAAGGATGTTGTGCCGTTCGTCCTCCTCGTTATATCCGAAGAAATGATTGTCACGGATGAAGTTTTTGAGTCTGTTGCTTAGATTTACCGATAAAAAGTTTTCTAAAGGGCGAATTCCATCATATCTGTTAAGTGCCTCCATGCAAATAATGAAAGCCTCTTGTTTTATGTCATCAACTGTATATCCATGAAAGGTATATTTGTGTGACATTCTATTGACAACAGTGTTAATTTGGTCTATAACCTGTTCTTCTGTCATTCCCGGTGGTATTACCATAGTGCCCTCCAAGTTTGCCCATCGTAACATTCTAGGCATTTTTTGTTCTTGTTGAAGAAAATAGTGCCCTGTTTCGGTTTTTGTGGCCGTTTGGTCAATGGTTTAAAAGAAAGATACTCATTTTTGAGATCATTAATGGAAATAGTGACAATTTTATTGTCTATCGAGGTAAGAATATGATTATTCTCTATGACGGCATCGCCTGAAGAGGTTCTTACCGAGTTGGGAGTCTCAAATTTACTAGGAATCCAGTTTTTTATGACAATTGGTTCGTCTACGTCTAGATCTCGTGGCTGAATAGGGACGATTTCTTTACCATCTGACCAATAGAGGGCCGAGTATGTAACAAACTCATCACCCATTTGTCCAACACAATAGGTAATGTTGTTATCTTTAGTGGTAAATTGAAAGAAAAAGTATTGTTTTTTATCAACAAAGTTACATAGATCGCAAAGTTCAGGGTTTCCTTGCGATAATTGTTGACAGATTAAGTCATCAGTCGCTTCTTCCATGCCGCAGCAACCGAGAGCAATACCATTTTCTTTGATTCTAGCCGGAACTGCTATCGTTCCCAGTATCGTTTTGATTATCATCTGTTTCCTTTTTGTTCAAAAGCTCGCCCAAGCTCTTGTCGTCCTTCAAAATCTCGTCCACAACCTCTGCCTGCAATTGGGCGGTAGCCTTACAGCACATTTTCGCCTCACACTGTTGCGGTTTATCTTTGTTCGTCATCTTTTTATCTCCAGTTCTATGAGTGAGGAACTTGTTCCTACACTCTATTATACACTGAAATCGACTTTTTCCCAAGAATCTTTTTGCAAAATCCGTCAAAATTGACTATAATAGGGTGTGGCAATGGTTGTAAAGTGTCACAATTCACTGAAAATTTGTAAAAAAACGTTATTGGTGCAGTTTCGCGTTCTGACCAATCAGTGAAAAGAAAGTTACTGGTGAGTGAACAAGCACTCCGAGGTTAAGCAAAAAATTTAAATCTGAGCAATGACCCACCATGTCAACTCAGTCCTGTAAAGGTTCCTGACGGAACATAGAGTAAGAAGAAGAAATTAGCGAGTGTAAAAACTAAAGCATTGAAGACTTAACTGCTTTCTAAAACAACTAAAGTATCTGGTAAGGGGCGACACTCTTCTCTTTACAGGTATAAATGGTCTTGGTACGTACCGACAGGAAGCTATTAGAAGCTACATATAATTATTTTTATACAGAGGGCCGACTTATATGCTTTGGGTAAGACACACCTGCGGCATCGCCGTATTGCATCTGAACCACCTACTGCCATTTTGGCAGGTCGCTGCCGTTTTGTCAGGAAGATAAAATACCCCCAAAAAACTTTTTATTTTTCCGCTAAAGGTCTTGACAAGTCTTGCCGATAGTATATAATAGAGACATACGAGAGACAAACAACAAACAACGGAGAAAACAAAATGAGATTCGTCACCCTGATTGCTGAGTTGATTGAGTTCGTCAAGGAAGAAATCGAGCACCGGCAACTCGAAAAAAAGTTTCGGAAAAACTAAAGATTGCTCTTGACAATTCCGATAACTATAGTATAATTAAAGCATAACAAACAACGAAAAGGAAAAACAAAATGATTACTGGTTTGGTTTACTTGGGTGGTTTGGTTTTCATCTGCATGGCGATTGCCTACGGTATCCTTCACCCGACTGAGGAAGTTTAAAAAACTTTCTAAAAAGTTAAAGATACCCCTTGACAAATCCGATAAGTATAGTATAATAAAGACATAACAAGTTAAAAGGATAACAACTATGAAAACTATCATCGACACCAACAATCACGGCGATTACCACCTTGTTCAAACTAGCGATTACTCGCTCCAGATTGTGACCTCATCCGGCTCAATCCTCTGTCAAGGTTCCCGCGACTACGTTCAACATAAATGGAAAACTTTTAAGAATACCTAGTATTCGTGACCTAACGTGTCACACCCTTACCCGATAATAATAGTATGACAAACAACAACACCAAAGAGGTAAACACTATGAAAAGCTACAACGTCACAATCATCGAACCTTGGTCCGGTCGCGAAGTACGACACCTAGACGTTCCTGCTTCGCAACTCAAAGACATCGACGGCGAAACTTGGTTCACCGGATACAATGAGCCAATCGAGGTTATCACTGCCGAGCTTGTCAGTGAGGAAGAACAAGCTGCCAAGGCAGCATACTTCGCACGCTTCGGAACTGCAAACGAGTAGGATTAAAATTATGTTTTACAAACTTATCTTATTAATCATTGACCAACTGATTGAGTACCGTAACGATCCAAGCATGAGCAAAGAATTTCAACGCGACATGCAGGACACAATCAATCAACTGAAAAAAATTAAATCTTATTTCTAGGAAAAACTATGCGATTTGTACTTGACTTGCTCTATATTACCGTGGTCCCGTTCTTTACCATGTTCGGCATAACCTTACTAGCCCACCTATTGTTACACTGGCCGTGGTAGTCTTACCCTATCCAGCCAGCTAGGGCCGGAATCGACGTAAACCCTTGCTATATAAGGACTTAGGTGCGGTGAGGGGGGCTTCCGGCGACGTAAACCCTTGCCACATAACGACTTACGACAATTCCGAAAAAGTTTTATTTTGTTGTGTGATTGTGACCTAACGTGTCACACCGGGATGCGATAATATAAGTAACAAAGGAGAAAACATGTCAGAGAAAAAAGCGTTTATTATTTTGGTTATTGTCACGATTCTTGGTTGTATTGTTGCAGGAGTATAAGTTATGGATTGGTTGAATCCAGAGAACACCGAATTATGGTCATTTATCATCGTCCCAATTTTTCTTGGAATAATTCTATTTTGTTTGAAGATAGCCCTTGACAAATGACGATTATTATGTATAATAGAGGAAACACAAACGAAAGGTTAAACATGAATAAAGAAGAAATCAAGCAAGCAGTCGCCCACTACACCAAAGAGCAACTCATCGAGTTGGTCGCTGAGTTGACAATCTCTGAGCAAGAGAAGCGAAAAGAATTGGACAAAATTCACGGAATTGTCCGATAGAGTGACCTAACGTGTCACAGCCATCTGTATAATGTAAGTAACTCAAACGAAAGGTTAAATTATGAATTACGAAAGCAAAATGAGCAATCCCGCAACTGGCCGCATGTTCGACGAATTGGCGAAAGCTATTCGCGAGTGTATCACGGTTCCAAACCACCTGCTGCCGGAAGAATTCCACGACCACACCCGTGGCGGTCGTACCCTTGAGCGTCTTGAGCAACTATGCGACGAGCGAGACGGCAACACCCAACACCGCAAACTCAAAGAGCTAAAAGCTCGCAACGTGGCTAAACTGGCCGCACAAGTTGAAGCCAAGACCATTCGCAACGGTCACGGCGATTTTGTCGATCTTGATTCCGAGCTAGATTACAGCATGAACGAAATCGACGAATTGCAGTTGCACCGAAATATGGCCGCTCTGGTTGGCGGTATGGTCAACGGCGGATTGATTGACTCAGACGATCTTTTGGAGGATTAAAATTATGTGGAAAGTTAAGATGGTTCGTATGTTGACCGATGGTGTCTCCCCTGATGTAATCGTGAAAAGCGGTTTCGATTATGAGCTACCACGCGATTGGTCTGAAATGCTCGACAATATTGATATGGTCGATGAAGCGTATCGGGATTCTGTTTTTATGGGTGTGCGGCAGCATTGTGCAAACGAACACGCCGCCAGCGGATTTTTCCCGCAAGAATTAATTCCGCCAAATTCTCAAGTTTAGGGGTTGACAAGATGGAAGATTTATGGCACGAGAACTTTTTGATCTGGGTTTTACTGAAACTTCTCGGAGATTGACGTAAACCCTTTGCTGGTAACGACTTAGGGCGACCGGCCCCGGCCCCGCTCGACGTAAGTCCTTTGGTAGTAACGACTTACGACAATTTGGAAAAACTTTTATTTTTATTCATGATAGCCCTTGACAATGCCGATTAATATTGTATAATAAGAACATGTCAACGACAGCAGTTGTTGCGGTTCCTTGCGTCAAGTGCAACGAGCTAAACGAGATCCAAGCGGATCTTGAAGGTTTCGTTTCTTGGCAAAAAGGTGAGTTGATCCACAACGCTCTACCTGAGCTTGATGCGGATCAGCGTGAGCTTCTCATCTCTGGCATTTGTCCAAAATGCTGGGATGCGATGTTCCCATCTGACGAGGATTAGAACCGCGACCGTCCCGGCCTAGCCGGTGTGGAGTTTGGTAAGCTCTGTCGAAATCACTCAATTACCAAAAACTTTCTTTTTTTCTCACGATACCACTTGACAACGCCGATAATTATAGTATAATAAAGGCATACAAGTCACAACACTTTTGAAAGGTTCACCATGAACGATCTTGATTTTCTCTTCGACGAAACCACTCCTGCCGTTTACGTTCCGACTGCGGAAGATTTGCAGGAATACTTCGACTATCTCGATTCCATCGGGTACGACGATGGCGACGATGGCGAAGCGGCTTACGATGCCGATGCCGACCGTGGATTCCAAAACCTTGACACCGATTGCCCTTGGTAGGAGATTTACTATGTACGATGACTTTGACAATTATTTTTATCCAGCAGAAGATAACTACCATGAGGATCTTTTGCACGAGGCTGAAGATTTTTACAACGATTTTTATGGCGACGAGGATTCTCAGCACGCCGACGATGACCTAGAAAATTTACTTGATGAATTGGAGTACCCGTTTTGAACACCTTCAACCCTAGAATTGTTTGCCGCGATGGTTTCTCAATAAGCGTGCAGGCTCGCTCTAGTAGCTACTGCCTGCCGCGAGAAGATAACGTACCGCATACCCACATGGAAGGCGGCTTCCCCACTATGATCCCCGGCAAGGAATTGCTGGAGTATGCGGAAGGTGGGGAATTCAAAGACCCATGCGACACCGTGTACCCTTACGTTCCCCGCGAAGTGTTCGAGCGTGAATTCGCTCTGCATGGTGGTATCGTCGAAGGACGTTTGCCGGATTGACGTAACCCCTTGCCCTATAAGGACTTAGGGCGAGCGGGGGCGGGGTCGAGGCACCTAAGTCCTTTGATACTAACGACTTACGACGATTCTAAAAAAGTTTGAAAAAGATTGAAGATACCCCTTGACTTTGACGATAAATATAGTATAATGATAGAGTAAGCGAGACAAGTCGCACTGTAAGTCTGGCCCAACTGTCCTGCGGGATATGGTGCATGATGCGGCCTCTGTCTCAGCTTATCAAGCCGGATAAAGGCGATATGGTACAGCCAGCGAGTTTTAGAAAAAAAGATTTTACCCCTTGACATTTACGAAAGATATGGTATAATAGAAGTATGAAAGAAACAATATTCACAAGCATGGCAGAAAAAAGAAGATTTGAGAGACAGCAAAATGAAATCGAGAAGCTCAGACAAGCTAAAGCAGCAAACAAAGCCAAGAACGTGGATGGCGAAGCTGAAAGCACAAACACTGGAACATCGGGCGACGAATCGTAATCGTACCCGCTCACAACAAACTCAAAATTGGAGAAAAGAAAATGATTGTTGAATTCATCAAAGACAAAGAGACCAAGAGCAAGATTCGCTACACCGCCAAGGGCGAGGTTTCCGGCAGCATTTACGTTGACAAGAAAAGCGAACTCGCCAAAGACGCAGAAATTGTTTTGGAAATTGCTAAAGTTACCGGTTGACATTGCCGATAATTATGGTATAATGAGAGAGTAAACTTCACAACACTTTTAGGAGATTGACTATGCAAGTCAAACAAACTGTAACCGCCAAGTTTTACACAGCTTACACCGGCTGGAACTCGCTGGAGTTCAACGATGAGAACGGTGACGAGATTCAGATCAAGATGACCGATGATGATTATCTTAATCTGTTTGACACGCTCAAGACCAAAGCGGATCGTATCCGCAAAGAACGTGCGGAAGCAGCCGCAGAACTCGCAAAGGAGAATGAGAGTGAGTAAACCAGTTGTAGGTATCGGCACCGAATTGTCGATTGGAACCGTGACCGCCATAAAGGGTCGCACCGTTTTAGTTGTTGACGCTAACGGTAGCGTTAACGAAGTTTCACACGCAGAGATCGAAAGGATCGCACTATGATTAACGATTTGTACCTTAAACGCAATGAGCGTAAAGTTTCTTTCCTTTACCCAGTTAACGGGAAGAAGAACGTCCTTCGCCAAGTCACTGGCGTTAAGATCAAGAGCTTCACCGGCCCGAATGGGCGTGGCATTACCGTCCGTGAGAAAAACGGACTTCACAAGAGTTTCTCCGTGAGCAAGTGCGTAGCGAGCTTGTAAAACTTCGCTAACCTTTCGTGTTGTGGGGAGAACGCCGCCCTTAGCGGGGCGGCTTCTCTTTTTTCAAATCAACGTAAACCCTTGGTATCAAACGACTTAGGGTCGGCGGGGCGGGCCTCGCTCGCCGTAAGTCCTTATCTGACAACGACTTACGACAATTAAAAAAAACTTTTAAATTATCTCAAGATAGGGCTTGACATTGACGATAATTATTGTATAATGGTAGTATAACACGGGGACGCTTGTTGGCAAGGCTCCAGATTGCGACACCCGGATTCAGATTAACTTCTACACGTTTCGCAGCGTGTGACCTTATGGCGAATCTTGGTGCTGGAGAGAATGAGGGTTCGACTCCCTCCGTCCTCTACCCGTACAATTATGTTCCTAGCCGCTAGAGCGGTAGCCGGTGCAAATCCGCTTAAAGCCCAAGGTGGGCGTGGGGTGCAATTCCCCTCTGGTTCGCCAAAATAAATTAAAGTTTAGCCCTTGACTTTGCCGATGATTATGGTATAATAAGGGTAACTCCAACGAAAGGTTTATCATGGTTAAGTTCAGCGATGCAAACGCCAAGCTCAAAGCTCTTTACGACGTTCCAGAATTAGAGCGATGGTTGCAAGATCGTCGCAAGGTTTACAGCTTCGACCTTCTCTCTGGTTGGTCGTGTCCAATGGCGAAAGATTGCCTATCCAAAGTTGTCCAGATCGGTGACAGTCGCAAGATTCAAGACGGTAAAGATTGCCAGTTCCGTTGTTTCTCTGCATCACAAGAGGCAACATTCCCAAGTGCGTACAATAAACGCAAAGCCAATTTTGACGCTATGCGTTCGTTCAAGTCTAGCTATTCTATGGCTTGTGCTATTGCTGACGCTATGCCCGATAATCTTGGTATCTGCCGGATTCACGTTGCTGGTGATTTTTTCAATCAAAAGTATTTTCGAGCGTGGCATCTTGTCGCAGAATGGTATCCCGACCGACTGTTCTACGCTTATACCAAATCACTTTCGTGGTGGGTAGAAGATCGTGACAGCTTGCCAGACAATCTAGTTTTGACCGCTTCGCGTGGTGGTCGTTTGGATTTTATGATTGACGAGTTTAATCTTCGCGAAAGCAAGGTTGTATTCTCGGAAGCCGAAGCGGAAGCACTAGGTTATGAGATTGACCACACTGACGAACTCGCAGCGATTCCAGAGATTCGCGACGAATCATTCGCACTATTGATTCACGGTGTCCAGCCCAAAGGCTCAAAGGCATCGGAAGCAATCAAGCAACTCAAGAAAGAGAAGGTGAAGTTTTCCTATAGTTAGAAAGGGCGAGGTGATGCGTGACACAATTTTTAATTTTGTCAATAATTTTTGTATGTATTAACAGTTTAAGTCAACATTGTAAAGGTAACTAATATGTCAAGTTTAGTATTGTGCAGCTACAAGCAACCGGTTGAAGGTTCTAAGTTTCGTTGGGGTGTGTTGCGAGATCAACGCGACACTAAAAAAGAACCGCTAAGTTATAAGACGATCACCGGCTCTTATCGTGCGGACGATCCACAGTTTGAACGTACCCGCAAGATCGACACCCTACAAACCCGCGACGGGTTCAGGTGCTTCTACCGGGAACGGCAAAACTGGCGGGTGGCAATCCCGTTTGTTGGCTCGCTTGTCAAGCGTTTTTTCTAGATTTTCTCAAAGTTTTTCCTCATCGCCCTAAGTCCTTACGCTGTAAGGGTTTAGGTGCGGCGGGGCGGGGGTCGCTCGCCCTAAGTCCTTACCACCAAACGACTTACGTCTTTTCCAAACTAATCGGATAAAAAGGCGAAATAAACTGGACGCACCCCCTTGACTTTGACGATATAGACTGTATAATGGAAGAGTAACACACACGAAAGGATAACCATGAAAAAGCCAAGAGTTCAGAAGAGCAGCGAAGTTGTAGACTTCATTAATGCAGACAAGAAGGTTCGCGTATATCG